GGCCAAAAAAACGCAATCCCACACAATAACTTAGACTACTTCATCCATAATATAGGTCTTAGCACTGACAACGACTATACCGATAAACATAACTGGTATGCAATAAACCAAAAGAAAAACCCACACACTCCGAGAGTCATGGAGAGCATGGGCGTAGATCCTGGTGTCGTTAGGAAATATATAGACGAGTGTTTATTTCCTGAAATTACTTAAGATTCTTTTCAAATTCTGAAAGTGATTTAAATATTCGTGTTTTCTTTTTTATCTTTTGATTAGCAAAACTATTAAGTTTCTTAATAGTTTCTTCTGTTGGATTAATTAGAGCGAACCTAGATCCTACTTTGAATGCAGCTTTTGCATCTGCAATAGTATGTCCCACATACCATCCGTTTTTAAATTTTAAATGAGGATGTTCATCTTCGCAGCGCTTAAACATACCAGCGCTGGGCTTTACATATGGATCTGCCTTTTCTGTTCCAACTGAATAAAATATTCCCTCAATAGAAAATATTCCTGCTTGGCCAAAATCTTCCATCATTTTTAAATTAGCAGCATTTACTTCAGACTCAAGTCTACCTTTTTCATCCATGATTAAAACGACTTTATATCCTTTTAATCTTAGGCTTCGTATAGACTCAAGAGCTCCTGGCAAATACGAGTAATCGTTATCAGTAAATACATTTTTTCTTTCTAATCCAATAGTTGTTTTTGGAAAACTCTTCGGCCAATCTTGTTGTATATTCTGATTCTGATTTACTTTATTAGGATCAAAATCTGGCACTTCCATTGATGCTAAATCAACCATTATTTAAATACGCTAATACTGCGCCCTCTGCTGAACCACTATCGCTTGGATTTGGTGGTATGTATATATTATCAAATATTTTGCTTGCAATGTTTGGTACAGATTTGTTAAATGCGACTCCACCGCTTAACACAATATTGCGGCTATCTGTAATTTCTTTTGCATGAATTAAAACTTTAGTTACTAAACTCTCAAAAATTGTACGCGTGGCGCTGGCTATTTCTTTTTTACCGCTATCCCACCACATTTGTCTAGCTCCACGGTGAAAGTTTACTCTAAATTTAGGTAGTGGATCCCATTGTTTTATTATATCATTTTCCATTTGCGTTACTAATTGTGAAAATGGTGTATATGATCTGGACAGTTGTTCAAACGCAGCTTCATCTTGTTGCGGCTTTAATCCGATGCGATCTGTCATAGCTGAATAGAATAGTCCGATGCTATGAGGATATTTAGTTGACTTTATTTTTTTAAGTTTGCCATTTCTGGCTTTCCATATAGATGTACAATCAAATTCTCCAATACTATCAAGAACCACAATAGTGGCATCTTTAAATCCACTATTGTAAAAAGCTGCAGCATGAGATTCATGATGGCCTACGTATTTCCATTTACAGTTTATATTAAGATCTCGTAAATATCTTTTAATGTTATTTCTTTTAAAAGGATGTTTTTGTCCTGCTATAAATTGTCTAATAGATTTAAGATATGGATTTTCATACCAGATAACTAAATCAGGTTTGCCGTTTTTCTTGGCTTCATCTATACATTCTGGCGTGTGTCGAGAGCCTTTACCTGAAATAGTATTTACAAGTTTAAATCTATTTCCTAAGTTATTGTCTTTAAAAATAGCTACAGACCAATCATGACCGTTCTTTGACATACCCCATATTATCATTTTTGACTATTGCCTTTGGCAACCCTATAATTATCTTCTACTGAATCTGGAGTAGAAACTTCTATAATAGTTCCTTTTTTAACGCAGATTACTTGGTGTGGTGTTAAAGGTTTTATTCTTACCGAATCTCCTGGATTTAACCTTTGTTTTTTAACGTCTGCACTTTCTGTTTCAATAGTAAGTAAATCAAAGACTCCTTCAAGAACAAAAAATGTTTCGTCCTTTAGCGCATGAAAATGCATTGAAAACCTTGCAGCTTCATTAAATACTAATAATTTCCCTGTGTACTTATCGTTAGTAGCAAAGATATTTTCATGGCCCCAGCCTTTTTCGACAAAGCCTTCAAGTTGCGTCATTACGAATCCTTTCAATAAATTTAGTAGTAGAATACCCTATTGTATATGGTATAATTTTAACTCTAGCTAAATCGTTACCAACAACATTATCTGGAACATAATCACCGCCTTTTGTAATTATATCCGGTCTTATATATTTAATTAACTCATAAGGAGTTGGCTCATCAAAAATATAAACTCGATCGACAAATCTTAAACATTCTAATGCAAGTTTTCTGTCTTCTTCTTTATTTATTGGCCTATCTGAACCCTTTAGTTTGCGTATACTGCTGTCGGAGTTAATGCCTACAATAAGTCTTTCTCCCCAAAAGGCAGATTCTTTTAGATATTCTAAATGGCCTCGATGCAATATATCAAAGCATCCGTTTGTAAATACTGTTTTCATGATATTATTATAACACATTTCCTAGTGATTGTAAACGTATAAATAGATAAAAGTTTTTGAAAAAGGAACGAACATGGCGGCACCCACATCAAGGCAAGGATTAATCGACTATTGTCTTCGTAGACTCGGTGATCCTGTGATAGAGATAAATGTAGACGACGATCAGCTTGAAGAAAGAATCGATGATGCTTTACAGCTATACCAAGAATTTCACTCTGATGCAACCGTAAAGACTTATCTAAAGCATCTGGTTACTGCAGATGATGTAGCTAATGAATACATTCCTATTTCTTCTGATATTATATATGTATCACGGCTCTTACCGACTAATTCTGCGTTTGGTTCATCTAGAAACTTCTTTGACATTAAATATCAAATGATGCTTAATGATATTGCTGATATGCAAAACTTTGCAGGAGATCTGGCTTATTACGAGCAATTACAACAATATCTATCGTTGTTAGATTCTAAATTAAACGGACATCCTCAAGTAGAATTTGCACGTAGACAAGATAGACTATATATTCATGGTGCTTTTGCAGACAAAGAAATCAAGGCTGGAGAATATATCATTGCCGAAATATATCAAATTGTAGATCCGGAGACGTACACGAGCGTCTATGATGATATGTGGCTTAAAGACTATTCTACTCAATTGATAAAACAACAATGGGGTGCAAACTTAATTAAATTTGAAGGAATGGTTCTTCCAGGAGGAGTTCAGCTAAATGGTCGTCAACTTTTTGATGATGCTATAGCAGAATTAGATAGACTTAGAGAACGCATTCGCTTAGAACATGAACTTCCCCCTAACTTTTTTGTAGGTTAATATGGCAAGAAATATCTATTTTTCAGAATCTGTAAGATCTGAACAAAAGCTCTACGAGAATATAATCATAGAATCTTTAAAGATGTATGGTCAAGATCTGTATTATCTTCCTAGAACTATTGTTAATGAGAATAGAATACTTGGCGAAGATGTATCTTCTAAATTTAGTAACTCGTATAAAATTGAAATGTACATAGAAAACACGGATGGATTTGATGGCGAAGGAGACTTATTCACTAAGTTCGGAGTTGAAATACGCGATGAAGCAACTTTCATTGTGTCTAAACGACGTTGGAATACTACGGTTGGTAAGGTTGATAACCAAATAGACGGTGAACGGCCAAGGGAAGGAGATATTATATTCTTACCTATGTCTAAATCTATGTTTGAAGTTATGCACGTAGAGCATGAACAGCCCTTTTATCAACTGGCAAATCTTCCAACATTTAAGATGCGTTGTCAATTATTTGAATATAGTGGTGAAGATCTTGATACAGATTTATCTACGATAGATACTATAGAACAAACTAACGCATACGAGTTTGATATGGTATTAAGCGGAGTAACAGGATCGTTTATCGTTGGAGAACGAGTGACACAAACTCTTACTGATGGAACAATACTTGGAGCTGAAGTATCTAAATGGGTATCCAGTACTAATTCACTTTCTGTTATACACTTAGGTGGAAGTGATGGTAAATTTCATCTACCTTCAACAGCTAAGATAATTACTGGCGCAGAATCAAATGCTACAGGAACAGTTACATCGTTTACAGAAGATAATCAGTTACACGGTAATGAGCAAAATGATGATTTTGGCAATCTAGACTTTATTGACTTTAGCGAAACAAATCCATTTGGGGATCCTAATTAATGTTTGGTAATTATTTTTATCATCAACGAATACGTAAAGCCGTTGCAACTTTTGGTGCAATGTTTAATGATGTATACGTTTTGCGTAAAGATTCTAGTGGTGGTATAATTAACACACAGAAGGTTCCGCTATCGTATGGACCACGCGCTAAATTTCTCGATAGAATCAGAGAAGTGCCAGATTTACAAGAAGCTAGAGTAGCAATAAAGCTACCACGTATGTCGTTTGAAATAATGAATATATCGTACGATCCTGCAAGGCAGCTGCCAAAAAATAATATTACTGCTAGACCTAATGTTGCTGGAACCGTCTTATCTAGAAATAAAATTGAAGTAGGTGTTCCGTATATTATCAGCTTTCAGTTAAGCGTTTTTGCGAAAATGCAAGATGATGCGTTACAAGTGGTTGAGCAGGTTATACCATACTTTAATCCTCAATACACATTATCGATACAACCGTTCGAAGACATTGAAACTATTAAAGAAGACGTCCCTATTATTTTGACCGGCGTCACAATGAATGACGATTATGAAGGAGAAGTTGCTTCTAGGAGAACTATAGTATATACTATGGACTTTGACATGCATGTTAATTTCCACGGTCCAATCTCTAGTTCAGGTATTATCCGTACTGCTATTACAGATATTCTTGATATTAGATCAGGTCTAAACGATTCTGATATTCCTTTAGAAAGAATTACAGTAACTACTAATCCTTCCGATGCCAGCCCAGATAGTGACTTTGGATTTACAAATACAATTATAGGAATTGACAGTGCATTATGATGGATTCAAATACTGCTAATAACGATTTCGAGTACGCTCGTAAAATATATCACGACCTTTTAGCAAAAGGATCGGAATCTATGGAAGAAATGATGGAGGTTGCAAGAGCGACTGAACATCCTCGTGCCTTTGAAGTTTTATCTAATATGATGAAAAACATTGCTGACATCAATGGTAATCTTATGGATATGCATAAGAAGAAAAAAGATTTTCATCAAAATAATACTAAAGCTTTACAAGGTGGAACTACTAATAATAATGTGTTTGTAGGATCTACGGCAGATCTACAGCGTATGCTACAAAGTGAGATGATTGATGTTACCCCAAACCCAAAAGAATGATACATACCTAGGCAATCCTAATGTAAAACGAGACGGAATAGTAGCTCAATGGACAAATGAAGAAGTCCTAGAGTATGCTCGTTGCATGAAAGATCCAGCGTATTTTGCTATAACGTATTGTAAAATTATTTCCCTTGACGAGGGATTAGTTCCATTTGAGCTATATCCATATCAAGAGAAAATGTTTAATGAGTTTAACGCTAATAGATTTAACATTGTATTAGCATGTCGACAGTCTGGTAAATCCATATCTTCTGTAGCGTATCTGTTATGGTATGCATTATTTCACTCAGAAAAAACTATTGCTGTAATGGCAAACAAGGGTGCTACGGCTCGTGAAATGCTTGGCCGTATTACGCTTATGCTAGAAAATTTACCCTTCTTCTTGCAGCCTGGGTGTAAGGCTTTGAATAAGGGTTCAATCGAGTTTTCAAATAATTCGCGTATCGTTGCGGCAGCAACATCTGGATCTTCAATTCGAGGTATGTCTGTGTCGTTATTGTATTTAGACGAGTTTGCGTTTGTTGAAAATGATGCTCAGTTTTATACATCGACTTATCCGGTTGTTTCCTCTGGTAAAGATACTAAAATTATTATTACCTCAACTGCAAATGGTATTGGTAATGTATTTCATAAGATATGGGAAGGGGCTTCTCAGGGCATAAACGACTTTAAGCCTTTTCGCGTTGATTGGTGGGATGTTCCCGGCAGAGATGAGAAATGGAAAACCCAGACAGTAGCAAATACGTCTCAGCTACAATTTGACCAAGAGTTCGGTAATACATTTTTTGGCACCGGCGATACGCTAATTAATGCAGAAACTTTATTAAAGCTTCGAATGAAAAACCCTGTGCGCTTCCTAGAAGGAGGCGACCTTAAAATATATGAAGAAACACAAAGCGGGCATGAATATATCATGCTAGTAGATGTTTCAAAAGGAAGAGGACAGGATTATTCTACATTTAATTTAATCGACATAAGCTCTAGACCTTTTAAACAGGTGGCCGTATATCGCAATAATACTATCTCTCCATTACTCTTCCCTAATATTATATATAAGTGGGCGAATTCTTATAATAAGGCATATGTCGTAATTGAGTCAAATGATCAGGGTTCGCTTGTGACAAATGGTCTTTATCATGATTTAGAATATGAAAATATGCATGTCGAATCTGCGATTAAAGCAAACGCATTAGGCGTAGAGATGACTCGTAAAGTTAAGAGACTTGGATGTTCGGCGTTTAAAGATATATTAGAAAATAATAAGTTAGATATTGTTGATGATGATACTATATTAGAAATATCTACATTTGTTGCTAAAGGTGTTTCTTATGAAGCTTCTAGCGGTAATCATGACGATCTAGTTATGAATTTAGTGATGCTAGGTTATTTTGTATCAACACAATATTTCTCGGATATGACAGACATTAACTTAAAAGAAATGATGTTTAAAAATAAGATGAAAGAAATTGAAGATGATTTACCTCCTTTTGGATTTATAGATGACGGTCTAGATGGAATTCAAAGGGAAGAAGATAGAACAGCCGGGCAGTGGGCGATAGAATATTTGCCAGATATTTAAATATTATAAATAAGACTGAGTGAAAAAGAATCCGTATTATGAACCCGCATATAATTTAAATTTTCGAGAGGACAGAAATTATGGCATTTTCAGAATCTCCAGCAATTACCATTAGAGAGGTTGACGCATCTGGTGTGGTGCCAGCAGTTTCTTCTTCTACCGGTGCATTTGTTGGTAATTTCCGTTGGGGCCCAGTCGAAAAACCAATTCTGATTTCAAATGAAGCAGAACTGGCAGACACTTTCGGCACTCCTACGGCTGCAACAGCTGTCGATTTCCATTCGGCAGCGTACTTTCTCAAGTATACAAATGCTCTTCAAGTTGTTCGCGTATTAGGCGATACCGACGGTTATAACGCTTATAACCATAACGAAGCAGCAAGTGGAGCAAATGTCAGAATCAAAGACGGTGATGCATGGGATGCAGCGCTTGCAGGATTTGATTCCGATAAACACACATTTATAGCTAAATGGCCCGGAGCGCTGGGCAATAGCTTAAGAGTTTCCTTGTGCCCACAACAAGGTGCTGATTCAGCATTTGACGCTTGGGCATATAAAGACAACTTTGACACAGCACCAGGTACTTCACCGTTTGCTGAAGGTAAAACAGCTACTAATGACGAAGTTCACGTCGCTGTAATTGACAACCTTGGCAAATTCTCAGGTACTAAAGGCACAGTCTTAGAAACATATCCGTTCATGTCGTTGGCAAAAAATGCTAAGACACCTGACGGATCTACAAATTATGTAAGAGACGTAATCAATAGAAAGTCATCCTACATTTGGATGGCTGGGCATGACTCTGATTATACAGTTGCAAATGCTGGGCTAGATGCTGATACAAGCGTTGATTTCCAACTTTCGGCTGGCGTCTTGGCTGCTAAAAACTACGATCTTACCGAAGGTGATGAATCAGAAAATATGGACGTAGGTGACTATATTACTGGTTTTGATCAATTTGAAGACAAAGATAATATCCAAGTAGATCTTCTGATTGCTCCTCAAATGACTTCAAGGATAGATACTACTACAATAGTTAATGATCTTGTAAGTATTGCTCAAGGTCAACGTAAAGATTGCGTTGTCGTTGCATCTCCCGCTAGATCAGATATTGTAGGCTTACAAGCCACCGCTGCTAATACTAATGCCGTCGCGACGGCAGCCACGTTTACAGCGTCATCGTATCTAGTAGTTGATAATAACTATCTTAAAGTCTATGATAAATATAACGACGAGTTTATTTTTATCCCAGCAAACTCATCAACCGCAGGTGTTATGGCTGCGACTGATGTAACTGCGGCAACTTGGTTCTCACCAGCTGGCCCACGTCGTGGACAATATCTTGGTGTGACAGGTATCTCATACTCTCCGAACAAATCTCAGAGAGATGTACTATATCGTAACGGCATTAACCCGATTGCGAATATTCCTGGTCAAGGGTTGCTACTATTCGGTGATAAGACAAAGCTTGCAAGACCTTCTGCATTCGATCGTATTAACGTACGTCGTTTGTTCTTGACTATCGAAAGGGCGATTGGAATCGCTGCTCGCAACGTTATGTTCGAATTCAATGATGAATTCACGAGAGCAGAATTTGTTGGCGTGGTTGAACCATTCTTAAGAGACATCAAAGGTCGTCGTGGCATAACTGATTTCCGTGTGATTTGTGACGAAACAAACAACACTGGTGCAGTTATAGATAGAAATGAATTTGTCGCGACTGTCTTAGTCAAGCCTGCACGTTCCATCAACTTTGTTACTCTTAACTTTGTTGCTGTACGTACCGGAGTTGATTTCGCAGAAATCGCTGGTGTATAGGAGGTCAAATAGATGGTTTTAGGCGTAGACGATTTTAAAGCAAAACTAGCAGGTGGGGGCGCTCGTCCCAATCTGTTTAAAGTTACTGTTAACTTTCCAACAGCTATTCCCACCGATGGGGATGCTGAATTGACATCTTTCTTGTGTAGAGCTGCGCAGTTGCCTGGCTCTACGATTCCTGCTATGACTGTTCCTTTCAGAGGCAGACAGTTACAAATGGCTGGTGATCGAACATTTGAGCCATGGAGCGTAACTTGTATCAATGATACAAACTTCACAATCCGTAACTCTATGGAAAGATGGATGAATGGCATCAATGCTCATTCGTTGAATACCGGAGAAGTTAATCCAATAAATTATCAAGCTGATTTAAAAGTTGAACAACTAGATAAGGATGAAAAAGTCCTTAAGAGTTATAACTTTGTCGCTGCATTCCCAACAAGTATCTCACCTATTGAGCTTGCATATGATGCGAATGATCAGATTGAAGAGTTCACAATTGAGTGGACTTACCAATATTGGACATCAAACACAACTACATAAGTTGGTATTGGAGAGGCTGGTACGCTGGCCTCTCTTTACTTATTTTAGGATGAATTATGGCCGACAATAATGCATTAAAAATATTTGGCTTCGAAATTCGAAGAGCAAATAAAAAAGAAGAAGACAAGAAGTTACAGTCTATTGTACCTCGTCAAGATGACGATGGTGCTGGATATGTTACTGCTTCTGGTTCTCATTATGGTCAGTATATTAATATTGATGGAGATGATTCTAAAGACAATCATCAAATGATTATGAAATACCGTGGCGTCTCAACGCACCCAGAAGTTGATGCCGCAATCGAAGATATTATCAACGAATCTATTTCAGCGTCAGAGAACGAACAAGCAGTTAAAATTTCGCTCGATAAGGTTGAAGTATCAGATCAGATTAAAAAAGGAATTACCGAAGAGTTCGACAATGTCATTTCTATGTTGGACTTTGCCAATAACGGCCACGACATGTTTAAGCGTTGGTACATTGATGGCAGATTATATCATCACCTTGTTGTAAATGAATCTAATATTAAAGCAGGTATTCAGGAAATCCGTCCTATCGATTCTGCAAAGGTTCGTAAAGTTAAACAAGTAAAGAAAAAGAAAGATTCCATCACTGGAGCTATGATAGTAGAAAGTGTTGATGAATACTACATTTATCAGGAAAAACCTGGAAGTCAAACATCAGGAGTAAAACTATCTAATGACTCAGTGAGCTATGTTACATCTGGACTTCTGTCAGCTGATAGAAAAAAGGTTGTATCGCATTTACATAAAGCACTGAAGCCAATCAATCAACTTCGAATGATGGAAGACTCACTGGTCATCTACCGGCTTGCACGGGCGCCTGAGAGGCGAATATTCTATATTGACGTGGGCAACTTACCACGTGGTAAATCAGAACAATATATGAAAGACATTATGGCTCGTTACCGTAACAAGCTTGTATATGATGCAGACACAGGACAAATACGAGATGATCGCAAACATATGTCGATGCTTGAGGATTTTTGGTTACCAAGACGTGAGGGCGGTAGAGGCACTGAGATTACTACCTTACCAGGAGGTGAAAACCTTGGACAGATCGATGACATCATTTACTTCCAGAAACGCCTTTATAGATCGCTTAATGTTCCTATAGCTAGACTTGAACAAGAACAGCAATTTAGCCTAGGCCGATCTACAGAGATAAGTAGAGACGAATTAAAGTTTCAGAAATTTATCGATAGACTTCGTCGTCGTTTCTCAATGTTATTCTTAGAGATTCTAAAGAAACAACTTGTGATGAAAGGTTTAATTACTGAAGAAGACTGGAACGAGTGGAAAAACGATTTAATCATTGATTACACTAGAGACAATCACTTTACAGAGTTAAAAGATGCTGAACTACTAAGAGAAAGATTACAAACTTTAGATCAAGTAAGCCAATATGTTGGAGATTACTTCTCAAAAGAGTGGGTAATGAAAAACGTATTACAATTTGATGATGATGATATTAAACAAGTTGCAAAACAATCTGATGAAGAGCAACCTACAGACGATCAACAAAATCTTCCAGATGAAGAATAATTTTATTATAAATAATAGGAAACGGAGTTATTATGGAAAACATTGAGCAATTGATACAACAGGCAGCTGATGGTGATTACGCAGGCGGTGGACAAACGTTTGCAGAAATTATGGCTGCTAAAATGACAGATGCTCTTGATCAAGAGCGCATCAAGGTATCAGGACAAGTATATAATGGACTTGAGGCAGAGGATGAAGAACAGCTAGAATTTGATCTCGAAGATGACGATTCTGAAGAGGATGACGTAGATGTTGACGACGAAGATGATACAGACGACTCCGATGAAGACACTGAAGACGATTAGAGAAACTGTTACAAAAGAACGTACGGTATATAAACGAAAATATATGGGCTTTAATTTAGAAATCATACAGAAGTATGACAAGTTTGAAGCATATGTAGACGGTGAGAAATTAGACACTTATGACACGAAAAAGCACGCACAGAAAATGTTAATGCAATTCGTTAGGGAAGTAGATTAATGAAGCTTATTGCTGAATACACAGAACAAAATATCGAATGCTTGGTGGAAGCCAAGGAGGGCGGTGGTAAAAATTATACTATCGAAGGCGTATTCGCACAAGCTGAACAAAAGAATAGAAATGGACGTATATATCCACAGGCCATTATGGAAGCTGCGGTAAATAAATACTCCAAAGAACAAGTTGCAACTAAACGAGCCGTAGGTGAGTTAAATCATCCCGACGGCCCTACTGTCAACTTGGATAAAGTTTCCCATCTCATAACCGACCTCAAAGTTGAGGGTAAGGATGTGGTGGGTAAGGCACGCATTTTGGACACACCAATGGGACAGATCGTACAAGGTTTGCTTGAGGGTGGAGTGCAACTAGGCGTATCAACTCGTGGTATGGGTAGCCTTGAGAGACGTGGCGATGCCATGTATGTCAAAGATGACTTTATGCTTAATACGATTGACATCGTACAAGATCCATCAGCTCCCGGAGCTTTTGTTAATGGAATTATGGAAGGCGTTGACTGGATCTGGAATAATGGCATCATTGAAGCTCAAGAAATTGAAAAAATGGAGACTGAAATTAAGAAGGCTCCACGCGCTGATCTCTATGAGACTCAGACACGTGAGTTTAAGAATTTCCTCTCGTTACTGAAAACTAAACTATAATATAGGAGTCAAGACATGACTGATCAAATCCAAGACCAGGATGTTGAGCTCGACGAGAATGAAATCGAAGAAGCTCACGATCCTAAGAACGCAGAAGCGCAATCAATTGCTTCTGTAAAAGGTGCTGAAGGAAAAGGGACAACCGCTAAAGAGCCAGGTGGCAAAGGCGGAGCCAAAGATCCTATGCAAAAACTGCCAGGAACCAAAGCTGGTATGATTAATGCAATGTACATGAAAGCAAGCAAAATGAAAAAAGAAGAGCTTGCTGGAATGTATACTAAACTTATGGGCGAAACTGTGGCTGAGGATGTAGCTGAAGTTGAAGGTACTAACCTTCAGTTTGAAGCTGACTTTTCTCAAGATCTAGACGCATTAATCGAGTCTGAAGCTACTCTTTCCGAAGAGTTTAAAGCTAAAACAGCCGTAATTTTTGAAGCAGCTATTAAATCTAAATTGGCCGAAGAAATCGACCGTTTAGAAGAATCATATGCCAACGAACTCTCTGAGGAAGTATCAGCAACTAAAGCTGACCTCGTAGAAAAAGTTGACAGCTACCTTAACTATGTCGTTGAAGGTTGGATGGAAGAAAATAAACTAGCAGTACAATCAGGTCTACGTACCGAAATTGCTGAGAAGTTTATGAATTCTTTGAAAGATCTCTTTACAGAGTCTTACATCGAAGTTCCAGAATCCAAAATTGACCTAGTTGACGAACTCGCTGAAGAAGTAACTGAGCTTGAAGAAGCTCTTAATGCTTCAACAGCAAGAGCAATTCAAGTTTCTGAAGAGTTAGAAGTTATGAAGCGTGCATCGGTTATCCGTGAAGCTTCAAAAGATATGGCTCAAACACAAGTTGAAAAACTTGCGAAACTTGTCGAAGATATTGATTTCGAAGATGAAGATACTTTCGCTGAGAAGGTGAAAACTGTAAAAGAATCATACTTCAAAAAAGAAGCTGTTGAGTCTGTAATTGAAGACGCAATTGAAGATGATGATGGCAACATCGTTGAATCATCTGATACAATGGCACAATACCTAACCGCGATCCGCAAAGCGTCGCAGAAATAAATTTGGGAGTCCAAACAAATGCAATCTTATGACAAACTAGTCGAAAAGTGGGCACCGGTACTTAATGAAGAATCAGCGGGTACTATTCAAGATGCTCATAGGAGATCAGTTACAGCTGCTATCCTAGAAAACCAAGAAATCGCCCTTCGCGAAGAGCGTGCTCAAAACCAAGGCTTCATCACAGAAGCTGCTCCAGCCGGTGCTAACACTGGTTCAATCGGAACATGGGATCCAGTATTGATCTCATTGGTACGTCGTTCCATGCCAAACCTTATGGCATATGACGTTGCTGGCGTTCAGCCTATGTCCGGCCCAACTGGTCTCATCTTTGCGATGAAATCACGTTATGACGCTGGTACAACTAGTAATACAGAAGCTCTGTTCAACGAAGCTAACGCACGTCACGCAGGTACAAAAACTGCTGCGGCTGCTGGTGCAGACGGTTCAGGCCTTAACGTAACAAATACTGGTGGCGGTGCTGCTGCTCTTACGATCGATTCCGATCGTTTGACCAACCTTGCCAACATTGGTATGACTACAGACTCTGCTGAAGCTCTTGGCGATGCTGCTAACAATGCTTTCGAACAAATGGGTTTCACCATTGAGAAAGCAACTGTGACAGCGAAATCACGTGCACTCAAAGCAGAATATACTCTGGAACTAGCACAAGACTTGAAAGCAATTCACGGTCTTGACGCTGAAACAGAGTTGGCCAACATTCTTTCAACTGAAATCTTGGCTGAAATCAACCGCGAAGTAATTCGTACAATCAACTCACAAGCCAAAACTGGTGCCCTTCAAGCTTCCACAGCTGTTAACGGTATCTTTAACATGTCATCTGATGCAGATGGCCGTTGGTCTGTTGAGAAATTCAAAGGCCTGATCGTTCAAATCGAACGTGAAGCAAACGTAATTGCAAAAGAAACACGTAGAGGAAAAGGTAACTTTATTATCTGTTCTTCAGACGTAGCTTCTGCTTTGGCTGCTTCAGGCATGTTGGATTACACTCCAGCTCTCTCCACTAACTTGAACGTAGATGACACAGGCAACACATTTGCTGGTGTTCTTAACGGTCGCACAAAAGTCTATATTGACCCATATGCAACTGTTGACTATGTGACTGTTGGTTATAAGGGTACAAACCCATATGACGCTGGTCTCTTCTATTGTCCATACGTACCACTCACAATGGTTCGTGCGGTTGGTGAAGATAACTTCCAGCCAAAAATTGGTTTCAAAACTCGCTACGGTATGGCGTCAAACCCATTCGTCGGTGCAACACCTGCAAGTGGTCTTGCTGCTGCGAAATCAAACCAGTACTACAGAATTTTCCGAGTCGACAACATTATGGCTTAAGCCAAATAGGAAAAAATCTAACACTAGGGTCGCTTCGGCGGCCCTTTTTTTATTATAAATACTGACATATAAAGGAAGTGTTATGGCTATTGGAACAACATCCGTATCGACCGGAATTCTAGAATCTACTATTACATCGAATGCAAACTATCTTCAACCTACTGGATTTAAGATAGGTATTAATCGTAAGTACTTTCCTAACATAGAATATTTTGCGCAGTCAGTTATGCACCCGGATATGTCTGTAACCCCAATAGAAATGCCATACAAGAGAATTGGTGGAGTTCCATTCACAGGGGACAAACTAAATTTTGGCGAATTAACATGCATGATCATTATGGATGAAAGCCTTTCGGCTTACACTGAAATGTATAATTGGTTAAAATCGTTTGTCGAGGCTCCTAATGTTAACGCATCGGAAGCTTCAAACGGTGCAAGAGGCCCTTCAGAAGCTGACATAACTCTTTCTATATTAACTAGCCATAACAACGTTGCGAAGAAAATTATATATAGAAGTGCGTTTCCAACATTGTTAGGAGACATAAACTTTGAAGCTTCTACTGGTGATGTACAATATATCACGTTCCCTATTTCGTTTAGATTTACATACTTTGAAATTGAATAACCTTAGGATTTATTATGGACTTAAAAATGATTCTCGACATGTGGTCGAGCGACTGTGCTATTGCACAAACGAGTTTAGACGAATCATCTAGACAAACCCCGATGCTACACGCAAAATATTTAGAGCTTCTTTCTACTATGAAATTGAGGCTAAAGAAAGCTGAACAACAACAGAAGATATTACTTAAAGACAAATGGCTTTATTATAATGGAAAAATGGATCAGGATCAAATAATTGAAAAAGGGTGGAAGCCGGACCCTTTTGATGGACTTAAAATTCTTAAAGGTGAAATGGATTACTACTACGATTCCGATCCAGAAATTCAGCAGTCTGTTGAGAAAATAGAGTATTTAAAAACTATAATAGATACTTTAAATGAGATTATGAACAACGTAAATTGGAGACATCAGACTATTGGTAATATGATCAAATGGAGGATCTTCGAGAGTGGTGGCTAAATATAATAGAGAGTTTAAACTAAACCCTAAAGATATTGAAATAATTGAAAACGCATTAATAAAATATCAAAGAGATGATGCTAAAGCAACTGAGATATTAGCAAAACTATATCACCAAAAAATATGGTACAGACCAGATGAGAATTTTGTAAGTGGCTAACATTAAAATATGGAAGAAAAATGAAAGCATTGCACTTATAGACTGCGATGCTGGAATAGCTCAGGAATTAAGCGAGTATTTTTCTTTCTTTGTTCCAGGTTACAAGTACATGAAGCTGTACAAACGTAAAATCTGGGACGGTAAAATTAGACTATTTAATAATGTAAGTAGAGAACTTCCGGCAGGGTTATATCCTTTTGTAGATGAATTTTGTAAACAAAGAAGCTATACTTTAGAAACCGAATCTACTAAATACGGTGCTCCTCAGGATAAGAATGAGCAAGATCCTAAGGAAATTTATGATTACATAAAAGATTTAAATCTCACCAGTAATGGTAAACCAATTGATGTGCGAGATTATCAGTTTGATGCTATAATGAAAGCGTTAAACATTAATCGTTGTGTTCTTTTATCTCCAACAGGTTCTGGTAAATCGTTAATCATTTATTGTCTTGCTCAGCTATGGCTCAAATATATTGCAGATGGATTTAGGTATCCGACAGCTGGAAGAGTTTTGGTGGTTGTGCCTACAACATCTCTTGTTGAGCAAATGCAAAAAGACTTTATTGATTATGGTATGGGTGAAAGAGGCATACATAAGATATATTCTGGCAGAGATAAAGATAACATACAATCTTCAGTAGTAATATCCACATGGCAATCAATTTATAAGCTGCCTAAGGAATGGTTTGATCAGTTCGGCATGGTTATTGGAGACGAATGCCATGGATTTAAATCAAAGTCTCTTACAGATATAATGAACAAATGTACCGAGGCAAAATATAGAATTGGTACTACTGGTACTCTAGACAACGCACAAGTCCATCATCTTGTTCTACAGGGACTGTTTGGAAAAATACACAGAGTGACAACTACCAAGGCTCTGCAGGATAATAATACGCTAGCTAAGCTTGATATAAATATCATTATATTAAAATATAAAGAAGAGATTCGAAAGTCTCTCGGGAAAATGACGTATCAAGATGAGATTGATTGGATCGTTAGAAATAATACTCGTAATACTTTTATTCGGAATTTGGCTTTGGGCGCTAAGGGGAATACTCTCGTCTTATTTAATTTTGTCGATAAACACGGCAAGCCTCTCTTTGATATGATAAACGACAAAGCTGAAGAAGGAAGAAGAATATTTTATGTTTCTGGAGAAGTTGAAACTTCAGATCGTGAAGCCATAAGACAGATAACAGAGAAACAAAAGAACGCTATCATTGTTGCTAGTCTCGGAACTTTTAGTACCGGCATTAACATACGTAATTTGCATAACATCGTTTTTGCTTCTCCTTCTAAATCACAGATTAAAGTTTTACAATCTATTGGAAGGGGATTGCGACAGTCGGACGATGGATCAACGACGACCCTATATGACCTAACAGATGATCTTCATTATAAAGGCCGTAAAAATTATGCCTTGAATCATGGTGAAGAAAGAGTGAAGATATATAATAGAGAAAAGTTTAACTATAAGCTTATAGAGGTACCAATTGGAAATTAGACAGTTTAAATTAGCTAACGACGATGAGATCATGTGCGAAGTGGTAGAGTACCATGAAGAAGATGATGCCATTGTTATACGCAAAACTATGAAAATGGTACAAATGGATAATATGGCTAACGGCACCCGATATTATGCGTTTCGCCCGTTTATGTTGTATCAAATGACACCTGAGGCATTTCAGATTATAAACTGCGAGCATATTGTAGCCGAGGCCAATCCTGATCAAGAGTTGATACTTGAATATTTTAAAGCAATTGAAGTAGCACTTGACGATGCTGACGGGGACCAAAAAGAAAACATAGATGATATGAAAGAAAAGTATACCGCTTATGTAAAAGATCAAACCTCTAAGTTAGATTCTGATGCTGTAAGTAATATTATTAAATTAAATTTTGATAAAAGCAAAATGCACTAATTAGTATACTGTCCTCCCTCAGTGCTTACTCTTTAATTATACACCAGTTTATATGGTTTGTACACAGTTAATTTAGATAAAATTAATTATTTTTTTAGTGTACATCCGTACCCAAATGTGATAGAATATATTATATTGAGGATATATTATGAAACCTAAAGATAGACCACACTACGTAAACAATGCACAATTTTCACAAGCGGTTGTAGACTATGTCACAATTGTACGTGAAGCAAAAGAAAAGGAAGAACAGCTTCCTATTGTGCCTGACTATATTGCATCTTGTTTTCTAAAGATTGCAGAAGGACTTTCCCATAAATCAAACTTTATCCGATATACGTATCGTGAAGAAATGGTTATGGACGCAGTCGAAAATTGTCTTAAAGCCGTAGAAAATTATAATCTAGAAGCAGCAACTCGATCTGGCAAACCTAATGCGTTTGCATATTTTACTCAGATTTCTTGGTATGCTTTCTTACGTCGTATCGCTAAAGAAAAAAAGCAACAAGATATTAAATTTAAATATATGTCTCAATCAGGAGTAGAGGCTTTCTTATTAGATGAAACTGATAACGCGGTGTCAGCTAACTTTATGGATATGCTAAAAGGTAGAATTGAAAAGGTAAAAGAATACGATACAGAAGTTAAAGTATTTGCCAAGAAAGAAAAGAAGCGCCGTAGACCTATACAAAAGGTAGATTCCGATCTGACTGGCTTTTTTAAATGAAGGTAGCAATTATTAATGACACTCATTGTGGTATTCGCAATAGCTCTGACATATTTCTCGATAACGCAGAGAAATTTTATAATGATGTATTTTTTCCTACTCTTTTGGAACGGGGTATTCGCCACATTATTCACCTTGGTGACTACTTTGATCACCGGAAATTTATTAACTTCCGGGCTCTTAACCGCAACCGTCATGTCTTTCTTGAACGGCTACGGGCGGAACGGATAAGCATGGATATCATTTGTGGTAATCATGACACTTACTACAAAAATACAAACGATCTAAACTCACTTAAAGAACTATTAGGTCACTATATGAATGAGGTTCACATCATACGTGAACCTACGGTTATGGACTATGGTTCTTTAAAGATGGGTATGGTTCCTTGGATATGTCCAGAGAATCAAGATAAAACCATGGAGTTTTTAAAGACTGCTAAATGCGATTGGATCGGTGGTCATTTTGAGTTTGCTGGTTTTAATGTTATGCGTGGTGTTGTCGCACCTCATGGATTAGATCACAAAGAATTATCACGATTTGAACGAGTATTATCTGGCCATTTTCATACAAAATCTCAGAAAGACAATGTAACATATCTTGGCACACAAATGGAATTTAGCTGGTCAGATGCTGGAGATCCTAAACATTTTCATATCCTTGATACAGAAACACGTGAGCTAGAAGCCGTACAAAATAATCATACTTTATTTCAAAAAATAGTGTACAATGACGAAGAAACAGATTATAATAAGTACAACGTAACTGATTTAGATGGTAAGTTTGTAAAAATTGTAGTCGTCAATAAAAAAGATTTGTTTACATTTGATCGATTTGTTGATAGAATACAGAATAGAAAGATTCATGATCTTAAGATTGCTGAAAACTTCGATGAGTTTTTAGGATCTAGCGTAGAGGATGAATCTGTTTCTATTGAAGAAACTACTGAATTGTTAGATACGTATATTGAAGCAGTAGAAACAGAATTAGACAAAGACCGACTAAAACTTTCTATGCGTAATCTTATGACTGAAGCACAGGCTATCGAAACAGTATGATCGTATTTACATCGTTAAAGTTTAAGAATTTCCTATCAACCGGAAATACTTGGACTGATATTAAACTAGATAAATCTAAGTCTACATTAATTGTAGGCCAGAACGGTGCTGGTAAATCTACCATGCTAGATGCTATTGCATTTGGTCTATTTGGTAAGCCACATCGCAACATTAATAAACCACAGCTAGTCAACACAATTAATAATAAGAATTGTGTTGTTGAAGTAAAGTTTGTAATAGGTAAAGCACAATACAAAATTATACGTGGCATTAAGCCTAACGTATTTGAGATTTGGAAGAACGGTGATATGATTAATCAATCATCGCATTCCAAAGAGTACCAGAAGATCCTCGAGCAAAACATCCTGAAACTTAATCATAAAAGCTTTCACCAGATAGTTGTTCTGGGCTCGTCATCGTTTGTTCCTTTCATGCAGCTCCCTGCGCAGCACCGGAGAGATGTTATCGAAGATCTTCTGGACATTAACGTGTTCTCAAAAATGAATAGCCTCCTAAAAGAAAAGACTACTACGTTAAAAGATAAAATGAAAGATTTAGCTTTTAAAATTGACGTTGAAACAAATAAAATTGCTACGCAGAAAAAATATATCTCAGATATTAAAGCTTTAAATAATTCTGAAAAGGAAAAAAAAGATTCTCGTATTAAAGAATTAAATGTCGAGGTTAAAGATTTACAAGATGAAAACGCAGCTCTATCGCAAGAAGTTGAAGACAGACAAAAACCGCTTGAAGAAGAACTCAACAAGGTACATGACAAGCGTCAATCGATTGTCCAATACCAAGGGCAGTTCAGGCAGCAAATGTCCCAAGTCGTCAAAGACTCGAAATTCTATGAAGATAACGAGACGTGTCCAACGTGCAGCCAAGATATTAGTAATGAACTCAGATCATCGAAGCTGGCTGATTCCAAAGCTAAAGCGAAAGAGCTTAAAGAAGCTATGGACCATGCCTTTGAAAAGTCGACTGATATTCAAACAAATATTGACCGGATCACAGATGAACTCACTGGAGTGCGATCGAAGCAGTCAGACATTCATTCTAACAATCAGGCAATCACCAGGATCCAAAACGAAATACGGAATTTGGAGACAGAATTAAATCAAACTGGTGATATTGAAGCAGCTAAAGACGAATTAGAAGCTTTGCAAAATGCTGCTAATGATTTTAATATGTCTAAGTTTCAGTTAAATGATGAATATGCATATAATAATGTTATGTCAGAGATGCTTAAAGACACCGGTATCAAGACAAAGATTATTAAGCAATACATTCCTGTCATTAATAAACTAGTAAACAAATATCTCCAAATATTAGATTTTTACGTTCACTTTGACTTAGATGAAAGCTTTACTGAAACTATTCGCTCACGCCATAGAGATCAGTTTTCATATGACTCTTTTTCAGAAGGTGAGAAACAGCGTATCGATTTAGCGCTTCTCTTTACTTGGAGAATGATTGCTAAAATGAAAAACTCAATATCGACAAATCTTCTTTTACTTGATGAAACATTTGATTCAAGCTTAGATCATGATGGCGTTGAGAACCTAATGAAGATTCTACATTCTCTTGATGAGAATTCGAATACGTTTATTATATCGCACAAGGGTGATATTCTTGACGGTAAATTTAAAGATAAGATAGAATTTGTAAAAGAAAAGAATTTTAGCAAAATAAAAGATTTACAAACACTGGAAAATGTAGTATAATAGTAACATTAACAAACGAGGTATATTATGGAACTGAAAGAATCAACTCTTTCTGTCTTGAAAAACTACGCTGCAATTAATCCTAATATTGTAGTACAAAAAGGCAATAAGATTAAAACAATGACTGAGGCACGTAATGTGTTGTCCTCAGCCACTCTTGAAGAAGAGTTTCCACAAGAATTTGGCATCTATGATCTTAATGAATTTTTAGGTGTTATTGGCTTGGTTGGAGAGCCACGTTTAACGTTTGAAGAAAGTTATGTGACTATCACTGATAGTAGTAACCGATCTCGTGTTAAGTATTTCTTCTCTGATCCAGAGATGTTGACTACTCCCACACGGGACGTGGCTACTCCACCAACTGATGTAAACTTTGTATTAGATAATGATACTCTAAACAAAATTAAAAAAGCATCTAGTACTCTAGGCCATACTGAATTTTCCATTACTGGAAAAGACGGAGTGCTCACATTATCTGTTATAGATAGTAAGAACACAACGTCAAATGCATTCTCTATTGATATCAGCGGAGAATTTACAGAAGAGAACTTTAACTTTATATTTGATATTAAGAATCTAAAAATGATTCCTGGCGATTATCAAGTTGGGCTATCTTCAAAACTCATTTCACATTTTGTTAACAAAGAAACCGGCATCGAATATTGGATTGCCCTAGAAAAGACATCAACCTTCGGAGTATAATATGTCAAATAAAAAAGAAGAAGAGCAAGTAGCAGATCCTCACGCTCCTATTTATGAAACAAGTAATCGCGCTTCACGTAGTATGATTGCTGTTATTGATACTATGTGTCAGCGAGGTGCCTTTAAAGGAGAAGAACTTTCTACTATTGGGCAGCTACGCGATCAATGCGTTCAGGTCATTCAATTGGCGGAAAACTATCAGCAGGAGCAAGCTACCGCTAAATAACTGTGTACTTTCCTATTGAACTGTGTTACTATATTATATTATGAAGGAAAGACTATGTCAAATGATTTTTTATGGGTCGAGAAATATCGACCTAAAACTATTTCTGAAACTATTTTGCCTCCGCAGCTAAAAGAGACGTTTCAGAAAATGGCGGATACCGGTGAATTGCCTAACATGCTTTTCACCGGTACTGCTGGTCTTGGTAAAACAACTGTTGCAAAAGCTTTATGTAACGAACTAGGCCTAGATTATATTGTAATCAACGGGTCAGAAGATGGCAACATTGATACACTTCGTGGTAAAATAAAACAATTTGCCTCAAGCGTTTCTTTACAAGGTGGCTTTAAAGTTGTAATACTTGATGAGGCAGACTATCTAAATCCACAATCAACACAACCGGCATTGCGTGGCTTTATTGAAGAGTTTAGCAATAACTGCCGGTTTATCCTTACTTGTAATTTTAAAAATCGTATTATCGAACCACTTCATTCTCGTTGTGGTGTTTATGAATTTAACACTACTAAGAAAGGAATGGCTGAATTAGCAGCTCAATTCTTTAAACGATTTATATATATACTAGGTCAGGAAAACGTACCGTTTGAAAAAAACGCTGCGGCAAATCTTGTCATGAAATACGCGCCAGACTGGAGGAGGGTGTTAAATGAAGGACAAAGAGGTGGGTTTAGCGATAGCGGCATTAATGGTAATGGTAATAGTAATGGCCTTACTTCCGTTGGTGCTCTCACCAAGCATCTAAAAGAAAAAGACTTCAAGAAGATGAGGCACTGGGTCGCTAATAATATGGACGTAGATGCTTCAACAATATTCCGCGGTCTATACGACAGTATGACTGAAACCGTAGCCAATAGATCAATACCTCAATTAGTTTTGATTTTAGCTGATTATCAATACAAGCATGCTTTTGTTGCAGATCATGAATTAAACGTTGTAGCATGTATGACAGAGATTATGGCAAATGTAGAGTTCAATTAATGTTAATACTATATACTCAACCTAGATGTCACTTTTGTGAGATTTTAAAGCGCATGCTCAGTAAGATGGATGGCGCTGAAGATTGTAAGTTTGTTGATATCACTAAAGATCCAGAAGCTAAAGCCTTTCTAAAAAAGAAAGGACATAAAACTGTTCCTATGTTATATTGGAGAGTGCCTGGACACGATATATGGATCAATAAGGACATTGATACTAAAAAGCTAACAGGTGAGAATTTAGGTCAACGGATAAAAGACGCGGTAGCAGCAACTAAGAAAAATAACTGTCTCGTGTTTGATGTCGATGGAACTATTACTCCTAGTAGAGATAAGATAGATCCTGCTTATGCGGAAGTACTATTAGAACTTTCTAAAAAGGTTGACATTTACTTTCTTACTGGATCAGACTTTGCTAAAACTAAAGAACAGTTAGGAGATCTAACTAAAGTTGTAAAGGGTAGCTATCAGTGTGCCGGCAATGAGTTATGGGTAAATGATGAGTTAGTTCAATCTGTACCTGAATTTACAATGTCAAATTCGGCGATGTTAAAGTGGTGTAAGCAACGACTAGCTGAAAGTCCATTTCCAGTTCGTACCGGTAAAAAGCATATAGACTTACGGCCGGGTATGATGAACTTCTCAATCATTGGCCGAGGATGTACTAAGAAACAGCGGCAGCAATATATTAAATATGATGAGAAAACTAACGAAAGAGAACAATTAGCAAGAGACTTTAACGAAGTATTTCGCTCATACTCTGCTCAAATAGCTGGTGAGACTGGCATTGACGTATGTGAAGAAGGAAGAGATAAAGGACAGGTGTACAAACCCCTGCAAGAAGTGTATAATAGTATTATCTTCTTTGGTGATGATACTCAAGAAGGTGGCAATGATTTTCCATTTGCTAAACAAATACAATCTTTTCCTCATCGATGCTTCCATGTATCTGGTCCTGAAGAAACATTCGAACTTTTAGAAGGAATCAAAAGATTGTTTGTAGACGTTGTAGACGAATGGCCTGGAATAGACAGTGGAGTTGAAGGACAGTTATGAACCCGTTTGATTATTTAAATTCTATTAATACAACTAAAAAAGATGTTATAACAGATGATATAACAGAAAAAGCCTATAACAGCTTTATGATAAATCGCTCACTTTCTTACTTTAATGACACTGTTGTACTAGCTAATGAGATGAATCGCTACCACCACATCGATAATAAACTACAATTCGACTTTCTTATAAATATGGTTAGAAAGCGCAAACGCTTTTCTAAATGGATAAAGCCTCAGATTGAGAGTGACGTCGAAGTGGTTAAAAAATATTATGGCTATAGTAATGAGAAAGCTCGTCAAATATTACCGCTTCTGTCACCCGAACAAATAAATGGGTTAAAGAAGAAGGTGAATAAAGGTGGAAGAACAAGCACTAGTTGAGTGGTCTCCAGCGTCTATGCTGGAAATAACTCTAAGCGAACCTGATGATTTTCTAAAGGTTCGCGAAACGTTGACACGCATAGGTGTCGCATCCCGAAAAGACAAAAAACTATTTCAATCCTGTCATATATTGCATAAGCAAGGCAGGTATTTTATTGTACATTTTAAAGAATTGTTTTTACTTGATGGTAAGAAAGCTAATCTCGAAGAAAACGACGTAGCTCGTAGAAACACTATTACGACGCTAATGTCTGATTGGGGATTAGTTGAAATTCAGAATACTGAAGAAGCTAAACTACTAGCCCCGTTAAGACAGATAAAGATTATTCCATTTAAAGAGAAAGATCAATGGGAGCTTTGTCCTAAATATAATATTGGCAATAAATGAATGATTTATACATAAGCCCGTGCAAACAAATATGTCAACTTGATAAGGTTGATAAAGTTTGCAAGGGTTGCGGTCGTACTATTGAAGAAATTACAAAATGGTCAAAAATGACCCATTACGAAAGAACAAAAGTTATGCAACGCTTAGGTTATGGGACTAGGCGTAAAAAAAATAATCGGAAATAAACATTGTATATTAAGATTATCGATAATTTTTTATCGGACCATACTATATCTAAAATTGATAAAGAACTTGAAGATATAGTATGGCCTAAACACTTTACTCGTTCTGGGTCCGACATGTATGAAAGTGCTGAGCTTGAAAAGCTACCAGTACTTAGGCAACTATATTTAAAGTATTCAAGTCCGTCTTGGTTAAAATTTTTAGAAGGTGAAATTGGAATACCAGGTATAGTTCCAGATCCTCATCTTATTGGTGCTGGCTATAGCGAAATAAGAAATGGCGGGGATCTTAAACCGCACATAGACTTTAATTGGAACGATTCAATTAAATTATATAGAGTAGCATCTTTAATAATATATCTCACAGATGATCACTTAGGTGGAGAGTTCAAACTAGAAGATAGAGAAGCTATAGAAACTAAAAGAAATCGCGCATTATTATTTGAGCACAGCGAAACTATCCGACATATGGTAATGCCAGTAAGTGGTATACGAAGAAGTGTTAGATTTTTTTACTATGCTTCAAAACTACAACCTCCTGAGGGTTATCATAGAAGTCTTTACGGTTTAGCTAACGGAATACCTTCAGATGTCGGCGAATAAATTTTATATTTGGGACATTAAATTTTATAAAGATCCCTTTGATTTTAAAAGAGGTGAAATCTGGAATAGAGATATTATTAAGTTATTAAATAATGAGGTTGAATTCTTATATCCGAATAAAACAGTTGTTAATAACAGACTTAATAATTTTTTAATATTAAATTATTTGAATATCAAAGAATTTAAGCCTGGAGAAAAAATAGGGCTTAATGAAGAAATAAAAGATTTTTGCTGTAAAAACAGTATAAGAATTGTAGTTTCGTTCGCTAGAGAACATATTCGAAATGCACGAAAACATAAACCATATGATCCGCAGAACCTTCAAAAATTAGATAATGTGTATTATATGTTTAATAAAAAATATTCTGCAAAAGGCACAGACCTCGGAATAAGTTTTTTTGACCATGCGTATAATATAGGTGACGTATTTTCGCACGATAATATTAATATTGAATACGATAAACCAATAGAAAAAACTAAAAAGTTTTCTATTATAACAGGACGACTAGGAGAAACAACCAGAGTAGATTTTGTTTTAAGACTTCTCCGCGACAATTTGCATAACGACCCAGAAATATTATTTACTAAAATTAACGGCAAAGGTATTGACTCTGAATATATTCGGAGAAAATTTCCAAAGCAACTTAAAGAAATATACGAAAAGAATAAATTGTATCTTGAAGAAGATACCTTTCTAGAAGATGATGTGAATATATCTAACCTATATAAGTCAGCTATTGAGTGGAGAGTTCCTGATATATTTTATAGTGCATTAATCAATGTCGTATTCGAAACTAGACCATATGCCTGGGCGCATGGATCTTTAACAGAAAAAACATGGAAGCCGATAATGGCAGGAATTCCATTTATATGGATATCTTTTCCACACCATATGCAGTATCTGAAATCTTTAGGATACAAGTTTTATAGCTTTATAGATTATGGGTTTGATTCTATAGAAGATGATTATACAAGGTACAAAGCTGTATATCATGAATTTAAAAGATTAAACAACTTTTCTTTAGAGCAATTAAAGGAAATGATTGATAGCGAAAGTCATATTGCAGAACATAATAAAAAAGTATTTTATAATAAAGATTATAAAAAAGAGATAATGAATGTCTTTTCTAGCATTACAAAATTTTGAAAATGAAGTAGCTGAATTTTTTGGCGCGCCATATGCCGTTGCAACTGATTGCTGTACGCATGCTATTGAAATGTGCCTTCAGCTTAAATTTTATGTACACCTGAATATACCAGCAAAAACTTATGTTTCTTTACCTTTCATGCTTGAAAAAATAAAAATGCCATATAGGCTTGTTGACAAAAATTGGATAGATTATTACTATGTAGCGGATGACATAATTGATGCCGCGCTTTATTGGGAAAAAAACGGTTACATACCAAAAACTAAAATGTGTTTATCTTTTCATTTTAAAAAACATATAAACATTGGTAGAGGTGGTATGATTCTTCTTGATAATAGAGAAGAAAGAGATAGACTCGTACGCATGAGGCATGATGGAAGATCTATATATGAAAATAAAAATTATAATGAAGAAGATATTACAGAGATCGGCTATCATTATTATATGACACCTGAAACCGCTGCAATCGGTTCTGAAATATTTAAAAAGAAAAAAGATCTAAACCCAGAAAGTAAAGGCAGTGCAGACTATCGCGATATAAGAAAATACGCGTTTTTTAAAAAAAATGAATAGCGGCTATGTACATTTGGCATAGCAACCACTATATAAATAATACGGGTGCAGAATATTCTGACCCAAATAATCTTGCTTGATCTAAGGAGATAACAATGACAGGCGCACACCAACTTTTCCCACGTTCATCTTTCGTGGGCTTCGATCATTTATTCAATGAGCTAGAATTTACAGCTAAACATTCGAATGATCATTATCCACCCCACAACATTATTAAAGCTAATGAAACAGATTATCTGATTGAATTAGCTATTGCTGGGTTTACAAGAGATGAGATCTCTGTAGAAGTTAAAGACAGAACTTTGACTGTTACAGGGGAACACGTTTCTAAAGGTAGAAACTTTATTCATCGTGGTATATCTACGAAGAAATTTAAAAGAACTTTTAGGCTGTCTGAACACGTAAACGTAAACGGAGCAGATATTCAGGATGGCATCTTGGCAATCGAATTGCAATATGTTATTCCAGAAGAAATGCGTCCTCGTAAAATTAATATTGGAAAATTTAACGAGGTCGAACATGACACAAGCAATACTAACAGCACACAGCTACTCAACGAGGGCAGTTGAACTAATTATTGAAGCGCTAAAAAGCATTTACAATAATCGAATTGAACGTAAAGCAATTCGTGAAACTGAAAAAGCTCTAAGCAATCTATCTGATTATGACTTGGCAGACATTGGCATTAGCCGCGGCGAGATCTATGAGATCGCTAGGTATAAATCGTCCATTGAACTCGTCAAAGTAAATCAAAATTTGCAAGGATGGGTTTAATGACAACAGCAGTAATGTCTACTATATTCTCGCCCTTATCGGGCTTGTGGTCTTCACTAGATCGTACGATCCAAGTTGTGGGATATTCCAAGGCGGCGGCAGAGCTAGCCAGATTGGGATACCACGAGGAGAGCAAAGCCTGTATGATGGAAATTGCCAAATTGCGTAACTAACTTATAGAGGGCTGTAATGGCCCTCTTTAACCCTAGGAGATATTATGAAAGAACAACTTGTAAAAGCAGCACGTATGCACGCCGAAGGTGAACTAGAACGTGCAAAAACAAATATTATGGTCTACATGAATCATAGTGTAGGCATTGGTGAACATAGCGATATTGTCGAAGCAATTCAAGAAGAACTAGACAAGATGGCTATGGCTACAGACAGAATTGAAATGTTAGAAAGACATTTTAGTTAAACACAAACACACACAGGAGACACACACATGTCAAATCCATTCCAAATCCGCTATGACGTATTGAACATGGCAAAAGATATGCTTGACAAAGCATATGAAAATCAGATTAACCTAGCACACCAGATGATGGACATGCATAAGGAAAATGCTGATCAGATGAGGGAAGCATATGAAAAATATATTCCCAAAGCAATTACTCCGGAAGAAATCAAAGCACAAGCTGAAAAGCTATATGAGTTTGTTTCCGAAAAGAAATAATCTTACGATTACGCGAATAAAAAAACAAATTGGCGCTTCGGCGCCTTTTTTTGTTTACATTCCTCGCAAAGTATGATAGAATATACTTATTCGTTGGAGGTTTAATTTGTCATTTTATACATCAGTCAATCGCTATGGGTCTCAGATCCTATATTGTGGCTATAACGACAATGGCGTACGTGTCGAAAAGAAAATAAAGTTTGCGCCCACCCTTTTCATTCCAAGTAAAAATAAAAATACGGAATGGGTTTCTCTTGATGGGGTTCCGGTAGAGCCCTTAGGTTTTCCTACAATGAGAGATGCCAAGAATTTTATCGATCAATACAAAGATGTTGATGGAATGAAAATCTATGGCAACACTAATTATATTCAGCAATGCATCACAGATATGTATCCTGATGAAATTAAGTTTCGGCCTAACCAAGTTAATATCGTCAATTTTGATATTGAGGTTATGTCCGATGATGGCTTTCCAAAACCAGAAGAAGCAATTCAACCAATTATTTCTATCGCTCTAAAATCTAGTCAGTCATCAATCTATCACGTTTGGGGTTTAGGAGATTATGATTATGAAAAATGTAGTATTGAAATGCATGGTGATCTTATTCAATATCGCAAATTCGATACTGAAGAGGCTTTATTGGCTAGCTTCCATAAGTTTTGGTGCGCTAACAGGCCGGACATCGTCACTGGTTGGAACAGTCGCTTTTTCGATATTCCTTACCTTATTAATCGTATCGCACGTATTGGAACTATTGAAGCCGTAAAAAGATTATCGCCATGGAATATGGTGAATGAACGTAATACAGAAATCACAGGCCGTATGCAATATGGCTATGAGATTGTTGGCATACAACAAGCCGACTATCTCGAACTATTTAAGAAATTTGGTTATTCATATGGCGCACAAGAATCATACAAGCTTGATCACATTGCTCACGTTGTTCTCGGTGAAAATAAGTTATCTTACGAAGAACATGGCAATCTATATACCTTGTATAAAGAAGATCATCAAAAGTTTATAGACTATAACATCAAAGACGTTCAGCTGGTTAATCGCATCGAAGAGAAGATGGGTCTTATTCAGCTGGCACAGACTATGGCTTATCGTGGTGGTGTTAATCTCGCCGATACCTTTGGCACTACTGCCATATGGGATTCTATTATCTATCGCGAGCTTAACAAGAAAAAGATTGCCATACCGCCCAACAATGAAAAGATTAAAAACCCATATCCTGGCGGCTATGTGAAAGAACCTCAAGTTGGTCTACATGACTGGGTTGTATCCTTTGATCTTAATTCTCTGTATCCAAACCTGATTGTACAATATAATATGTCACCAGAGACTCTTATAGGTCAAACAGAGCGGTCTGGTGTTGATTATTATCTTGAGCTAAACAATAAGGTTTCATCCCAACATTCGGTGGCAGCCAACGGCTCAACCTATCATAAAGAATTTCAAGGCATTCTTCCTAAGATTATTGAAGCATATTATGCTGAACGTACGCAAATTAAAAAAGAAATGCTTAGTATTGAGCAAGAGTATCAGAAAAACAAAACTGTTGAGCTAGAGCGAGAAATCAATCGATATAACAATCGCCAAATGGCTATTAAGATTCTACTAAATTCTCTCTATGGCGCGCTCGGTAATAAATACTTTAGATACTTTGATATGCGGATGGCCGAAGGTATTACCCTATCAGGCCAGTTATCAGTTATATGGGCCGAAAGAGCCATTAACAAGGAGATGAACAATGTTCTCAAAACTAGAGACGTGGACTACGTTATTGCGATTGATACTGATTCTCTCTATATTAACATGGGCGCTTTGGTAGAACAATTTAAGCCTAAAGATCCGGTTAAGTTTCTTGACAAAATTTGTTCAGAGCACTTTGAGTCAGTGTTAAGTAAGTCTTACGATAAGCTATTCAATCAGATGAATGCCTATAAACCACGTATGGAAATGGGCAGAGAGGTTATTGCTGATCGTGGTATATGGACTGCAAAGAAGCGTTATATACTAAACGTCCACAATTCTGAAGGTGTTCAGTATGCTGAACCTAAACTTAAGATTATGGGCATTGAAGCTATTAAATCTTCAACTCCTGAGGTTGTACGCGATAAGTTTAAAAAGGCATTTAAAATTATCATTAGTGGTAATGAAAAAGACACTCAGCAATTTATTACCGACTTCTATAATGAGTTTAGATCTTTACCGCCAGAGAAAATATCTTTCCCTCGGGGTGCACGTGAAGTAACTAAGTGGGCAACAAAAAAAGGTGAAAGAATCGCATATAAAAAGGGAACGCCTATTCACATCCGTGGCAGTTTGTTGTATAATGGTCTTATCGATAAATATAACTTACATAAGAAATATGCCAAGATTCAAAATGGCGAAAAGGTAAAGTTCTGCTATCTTCGAACTCCTAATCCGATTCATGAGAACGTAATTGCTTTTCCTGATTATTTGCCAAAAGAATTCGGACTAGAAAAATTTGTGGATTACGACTTACAGTTTTCTAAAACGTTTAGCGACCCGCTCAAACCGATTCTAGATCCGACTGGTTGGTTTATTAATTATGATAACTCAAACACGTTGGAGGATTTCTTTGTATGACAAACTGGCTAAAAAGACTTTTGTATGACAAATACGAAGTCACAATATGGTACAATGAAAATGATGGTACTAAGAGAACACAGTTTTTTGAACTATCAGAACTAAGTAAGATTGACCAAACATCTCTTAAAGGTAGAGACATGAAAGGTCATAAGATTAACATTAAAACTACTGATCAATTTAATTATCAAGTGAGGAAAATATACTAATGAGTGATTGGGCTAATGACATTTATATGATGCATAATAAGTTTGGCGTCAAAGAATGGTTCGATAAAAATAAAGATAATAAAGATTTAATGGCTACGTATCTTAAGTTTCGTTTATCAATGTGCCAAGAAGAACTAGGCGAAACATTAGATGCATTTGACAATAAAGATCCAGAAGAGATTGTTGATGGGCTAATTGATATGTGCGTATTTGCTATTGGCACGCTTGATGTATTTGGTGTTGATGCTAATAAAGCATGGGATGCTATCTATGAAGCAAATATGTCAAAAGAACCTGGAGTAAAACCTGGTCGACCTAATCCGTTTGGTTTACCAGACTTAATTAAACCTGCTGACTGGCAGGGTCCTGATCATGAGGGTAACCATGGCGATTTCGCTAACGCTCTTTAAGAGCGTCTTTGATAATAAAACACATCGTAGGATGGACTTCGAGAATTGGCAACAGTTCTCGGAGCTTTTCTACAAACTGTCTAAACAACCTTTAAGGAGTAAGAAAGATGCACAACTTATATCGCCAGCTGTATACGTTTCTGATACAACTAGGGCCAACAAGAATGTGGATGCTTGGGCAGGTTGGGCTGCTATTGATGTTGACGATCACATTTTTAAGGGCAAACTAGAAGATGAACTTAATGAGCGCTTTGGTAATTACACATATGTGTGTTATAGTACCGCTAGTAGCACTCATGAATTTCCAAAGTTTCGTGTGGTTTTCCCGCTTCAAACTCCGGTTGAGCAAGATAAGATCAAGCACTTCTGGTATGCGCTCAACTCAGAGCTTGGTAACATGGCAGATAAACAGACTAAAGATTTATCTCGTATGTATTATATTCCTGCAACTTACGATAACGCTTATAACTTCATCTTCTCTAATGATAATGGCGAGTATGTTGATCCAGCCAAACTCATGGCAAAATATGAGTACGCACAAAAATCAAGCAAAAACTTTATCGACAGACTCCCTGAAGCTTTACAAAAACAAGTTCTTGAACACAAAAAATCAAAACTAGATAACACAAATATAGTATGGACAAGTTATCGTGACTGCCCTTTCTGGCCAAAAAAATTGGCCAGTGAATATCAGATTATATCTAATACGGGTTGGTATCATAAAATGTACCAGATAATGGTTGCGGTTGCTGCAAGAGCAGTCGAACGACAGTATCCGATCACGTCACATGAGATAACTAATCTGTGTCGAGAGTTTGATATGGGAACTGGCAACTGGTATGAAAATCGTCCTATGGACGTTGAAGCAGATAGAGCATTAGAATATGTCTACAAAAACATCTAAAATCGTTTTAGTTACCGGAGGATTTGATCCTATCCATTCAGGGCATATATATTATTTAAATGATGCCAAAAAATTAGGATATAAATTAATAGTTGGTTTAAATTCTGACGAATGGCTAATTCGAAAAAAAGGAAAAAACTTTCTTTCAATTGAAGAACGTAAGCTTATTGTTGAGAATTTAAAACCGGTTGATTATGTTATAAGCTTTAATGACGAAGATGGATCGGCGTGCGATGCCATAGAAAGAATATTATCTGATACTTGGGATACAGTGGTATTTGCTAACGGTGGTGATCGAAATAATACAAATACGCCAGAATATATAAAATACGAAAAACATCCTGATGTTGAATTTGCATTTGGAGTTGGCGGAAATAAAACAAACTCATCAAGTAAAATTTTAGCTGATTGGCAAAATAACTGTGTACAAACGAAATGAAATGTGATATAGTGGTCTCAAATGGAGGACACCATGCATATAAAAGAAGTATCAAAATTATTTGTTGAAGCTAATATCAGTAAACAAAAAACTTTAAATCATAAAGTTAATAGATTTCAAAAATACGTTCGCTATCCAATCGATAAAAAAATATGGGGTATTTATTTTATATATTTAGAAGATGGAAGATTGGCATATATTGGAGAAACTATTAATTGTATTTTAACAAGAATTGGTCGCCATAAAATGTCTATGAACGATCCAACCTGGTCAGGTGAGCGATCAGGATATAAGTTTGTAAAAAATGATTTACAAGATGAAGATTTTATGATAAAATATATTACAGCAGAAGATTTAAATATAACTACTAAACACGATTTGTTAGCAGTTGAAGGTCTATTTGTACAGCACTTAAAACCTATTGTATATTCGGAGTAAACATGAAAGAATCACTAAAAGTCCTGCAAGAATGTGCAGAAATTCAAGCAAGAAAATCTAACGATTATCAGAACGAAAACTCACGTATTCGTCAAGCTGATTATTATCCACGTGGCGTTATGTCAATCATGGAATTGATTAACACAAAGACTATTCGTCTATGGTCTGTACTCGAAGCTATGGAGAATGATCCTAACTATGAACCTAACTTTGAAGGCGTCGAAGACTCACTCAAAGATTTAATTAACTATTCTTCGTTTGCTGTCGCATACGCTCGTGGTAAGATTGACGGTCAAGACCCTAATCGCGATTTTTTAAATAGGACCAGAAAAAATGACCAAGGATGAAGAGATAGAAATACTAAAAGAAAACATTAAGTTTTTACAAGGGCAACTAAATGCTGCTCAAAAACGAATCAAAGAATTGTTGGATGTATAATATGAAATATTGGGTGAAAGACTGTTGGGATACAGTAATGTGCATGGATAAAAATCCATTGAAAAATATTAACGACTTGGCTACACGGCATATGATTATGCAAATATTGGCTT